AGGAGCACCGTTCTGCTCCGGCAAAATCAAAATAATATATTAAAAATCTTTGCGATTGTCGCAGAAATGAGGAATTTATGTTTAATTATGAGAAGCGATTGCAATATCCCGTTAATATAACAAGGTGTGATCCAAAGGCAGCTATGGTAATTATAAGTCAATACGGTGGTCTGTAGTCGAGGACTGATAATATTTTTATAAAAATACTATTGTAAAGTATATTGCAAAGAATTTTCGCATATGCTATAATGTCATCAGACAAAATAGATACAAGAAGTCCATACAATTCGACTTCAAAACGAAAACCCCCGATGTTGCCGCATCGGGGGTTTTCTATTTCCAATTTTTTAAAATGGCAGGAATATCACCATTAGGCCGATTACCGACTATTTATTGCCATCCAGCCATTTAATGATGTAATGACAAATCACACCACTCACAACGGCAATAAAAATAGATACAATTATATCCATACAATTCACCTCCTTCCCTTACCGGTATAGAGGCGGTAACGAGTTTATTTTAGCATATAAACAAACTCAATTCTACAATTTTCTCAATGCACCTTATTATAATTGAGTATTGCCTGTACGATAGCTTTTGCCACTTTATCCCTGTTGGCTTTATAAAGCTTTGCATCGTCAGGGTCAGATACAAAACACACCTCAATAAGAAGTGCCGGCTTTGATGTCTTATTTAAAACCCACAATCCCAATGTTGTTTTCACACCTCTGTTTCTAAAACCAATCTTAGAAAGCTGATTGCAAATTCTCTTTGATAAATCCCCTTTAACACCTGTCGTATCTCTTACCCATACTTCAGTTCCCATAGTCTTTCCGTCAAGTATTCTCTGATGGTCTGCTGAGTTGAAATGGATTGAAATGTCAATATCCCTTGTCTTGGAATTGCATTTTTCACAAATCTTTCTGAGCACATCTGTCTGACTGGTTCCATTGTTTACTGTACAGTCATATGCCTTGATACCATTCTTTTTCAAAAGTCTTATTACCTTTTTGGTAATAATTCTGTCCTCTCTGCTCTCGTCAATATAATCACTTGCACCACAGGCAATCTTACCGGCCGGATTATGTCCTCCATGTACTGTAACTGCTTTTATCTTACTCATAGTCTTTTTCCTCACTTTCCGTGTACTCTACACTCTTATTTATGCTATTCTTCGCATTTTACTTCTGGAAGTCCTGCAACTGATGTCAGAATACTTACAACTCCGGCTACTACCGCCGAAGATACTGCAAGTTTCCAGTCAACACCTGACACGGTACTTCCAACTGCTATCACTGAAACTGCCGTCTGAGCCATTGTTTTAATCGCTCTAACCGTAGCAGATTTCACCCATTTCTGAGTATCAACACTTACCTTAAACACACAATTCTTAAACATAAATAAAAACCTCCTTATTTCTTCTCTAAATCCTCTATTCTGTGATTTGCTACTTTTATATCTTCCGAATTTAAAGCCACAGATTTCTCAAGTTTATAAACCCGGTCGATTACCTGATTATGTACATCCTGTTTCTTTTCCAACTGCTCTAAACGATAAGCTACAAGAGCAGTCGATTTTTTATTTGCGAAATATGCTCCGCTGGCTGTTCCAATCATTGAGATAACTGCTATTATTATTTCTATTGCGTATGCTGCCATTTGTGTCTCCTTTCCTGCCATTTTAGGCATAAAAAAAGAACAACTCTTCACTTTGCTCTCATCTTATGCCAAATCTTTAATTGTCACTAACACTTGTTGTTACATTATCATTCACTATATTACTCAGATGTTATTTGCTTATACTCTTCAGATGTTATGTCCCCCTTATGGACAAAAATTTTCAGATCATTGTTATCATAATAGCCCTGGCCATAATATTCATTGATAATATCAAACATTAGATATCACCTCACTTTCTGAATTATTAGCCTGCTGGACATTTAAAATAAAAACAGGGCAGTGCAACGCCAATTAATTACACCGCCCATAGCCGAAACTTGATATGCCGATGTTTTTATCGACATTATTATTATAAGACTATTCGAGGGGATTTTAAATAGTTGTCAGACGATAAAATGCACTAAAGTATGTCATTATTCGACAAAACCTTTAGTTCTTCTTCAATCTCATTTACCCTGTCCCTCTTGTATATCCTATCGTTAATTTGACTTCCGATATTCATATATGTTTCCGTTGCCCAGTTCTTGATACAAACACCGATTTCTTCGGTTTCGCAGTCCTGTAATGCAATAAGCAACTTCTCTATAGCTTTCGCCATACGCCAGTCACCACACTCTGAGGTGTTCTGCTGTAAATCAGAGTGTAAACATCTGAGTTCACTTTCCAACTTATTTTGTTTTTCTTGCTTTCTCATCATTTCACGGTACTGCATTTCGGTTTCTTCGTCCATGCCATTTTCCGAAGTGTTTATTGTTGTATAGTCCATTATCTTACCTCCGTTTTAAAGTTCTTCAATACTGCCATATTTTTTTCTCTCTTTCGTAAAATTTTGTACCTACATCCCCGCCCACAAGGGGCGGGGATTTCGGATTCGCTACGCTCCGATTACAAAGCGAGGACGCACAGAGCCCCGAACATTGCTCGCACCGCTGTAGTCCGCACGGCCAGTAATGTCACAATTGCAAACATAAGCACCCGTGGCCATATCCTTTAGCCAGTACCAGCTACTTCTATTGTCCATAGCTTGTCTGTTGTGAGTAAACAACGGCATCTGCATTTTTGCGTTTCCTGTATCATATCCACTAGAACTCCAAACTGTAGACCCGTAGACTTCAATTTCGCTCATTAAAATAGCTTGAAAATTGCCCCAAGCCCAGCTGTTAGAACAACCAGTGTTGCTACCAAATCTATTATAACCGCTTTCATTTACGCCATTGCTACATAATTCTCTCGTGGTTTTTAAGTGTGAACCAAATTCGGCGTACAATTGTTGATTTATAGTAGCATCACTAGCAGTAGAACCGCTCGAAGTAACTGCTCCTAATATACTTGTATTCATCTCAGAGCCTACATATCCACCTACCGTTGTATTTGTACTGTTCATTCTATGTTTACCAAAATGCTGTACACCACCAAATCCCTGCCCTGCTGTCATAACTGCATGGTGATAATTCACAGCTATGTTATCTCCATTGCCTTGTAAGGCATCTAAACCGATGATTGTTACATATTGCGACCCTGTCGTAGCCGTCGAGCTGTCTTGATTCGGGCATGTGATAGGTCTTGACATTTTTATATAATCGCCTGCATAAATGTCCTCAAATAAATCAAAACCATCTGTACCGTTTAATCTTTTATAGAATGTTCCGTCTGTGATATATAATGTAATGTCTTTTGGAACTATTCGGGGCATATTATGGGTGACGGTTTGAGATAATATACCAATTTCTTTTTCTATATCATTTACAGCTTTTGCTACCACTTTGTTTGCAACAGGATTAGACGATGTAGCCGACAATGAAGTGTCAACTTGCGTTCCTTTAACATACAAAGCCCAGTTCGTCCCATCGTTTGTAGGCGTTATGCCTGTTACTGTTTTTAAAGCTATGTAGCCGTTGTTATTGTATTCAACTGCATCTAACCTTTCGTATGTTATATTACTTTTATACTCACCCTTAGGTATTATTACTATTCTTCCTGCGTCTGCCATATTTAATTTACCTCCCAGTTTAAATGTCCGTTATCTGCCACTTGAAAAGTAAATCTTGCTCCTGTGTATTCAAGATGCCCTGTTTCAAAGTTTACTTTAAAAGCGGCTTCTGTTTTACCAAATGCATCATTTATCTTGTCTATTTGACTGTTTCCGGCATCTTCAATTTGTTTTAAATATGATGGCACATTTGCACCTACTGTTTCTGCTTTTTCTGAATAATACTTTGCATTGTCAGTATCTTCCCCATCACGGATGCCACTTTTACCAATACTATACGATTGTGCCAGTTTTGCGTCCATATCAGCAGTTATAACGCTCTCAGATGCGCTTTTCGCACTCTCGGACGCTTCTAGCTCAGACTGTCTCGCTTCTTCTGCTTTCTGACCTGCCAACTCTGCCGCCTTATCGGCTGCTTGTTTACTTTCCGCTGATTTTTCACTATAATACTTTGAATTATCTTTTTCCTCTCCTTCTCTTACTCCACTATCTCCTATCGCATATGACTGTGACAGCTTTTCGGCTTTTTCTGCATTTATAACACTTTCTGATGCACTTTCTGCATATTTTTTTGCATTATCTACATATTCAGATATATTCGCCCCGGAATCTTTTGCAGCATCTGCATATTTTTTTGCTTCCGCAACATAATCAGTTAAAGCTTTAATATTTTCTTTCTGTCCCACTGCTGAATATGCTGGATTTTCTGTAGCCTTAAGAATAAATGGAAATGTACTCACAACTAACTCTTGAGCCGTATTTGAAAAACTTATGCATAATTTCAAATCCCCCGCCTCATCTGTTTCATTTTTAGTTAAATGTGCTGTAACTATGTTTTTATTAACACTACATTTAATTGATATAGCCTTATGCTTAGCTGTTTCACCCTCACATACACACAAATCAAATTCTCCGGAATCTGCTATAAACAGCTCATCCCCATTTAATATTGTACATACAAGCGTCGGCGTATCTCCCTGCATACAGTTTATTACCGGTATTACATTGGCAGATTTAACATTTAATGTAACTGGTATTTCCATTTGCGTCTCCTTATTCTGTTGCTGATTGATTTGTTTCTATGAGACTATATACATATGTATCAAACGCCGCAAAGTCTTTTAATACTTCCTCTTTGTTTGCATTGAACAACTCTACATTCTGAATAGCTTTCCCAATATTAGGTGCACCGCCGACTGGAATTGAAGCGTTCATGTATGCTACTTGTTCTTCCTTACCGTCAACTGTTAATACACATGCCCCTGTTACCGATACCTGTTTGTTTAATCTTACCATTTTATTTTCCTCCTAAAATCTGTTGTTTTAATATCATAAATTCACCTTGTAAATTTAAAAGTTGAAATTGTAACTGCTGATTTTTTTCTATTTCCTGCTTCAAATCTCGCTTTAAGCACTGGCAGTATTTTGTAAGAGGTGCTATAAATTCCTCATATCTCAAAGCGGCATATTCCTGTTTATCTTCATCTATCTTTACTGTTGCATATGCGGCAAAATTTTCGGCTGTTCCTAAGACTTTTTCGGCAGTCCGTTTAACTTCATCCGCTATAAATCCGCTATGAGTTCGTTTGCCGTCTATCATTCTATATGTTGACGGTTTTAAGTCGTCTATAAGGTCGTTTGCGTACTGTTCATCTATTTCATTGACGTTTGTTTTTAATCGTCTGTCTGAGGCTGTAAATGCTCCTGTGTTCGTTGTTACTGAACTGTTTAAAACATCTACCGCAAATAAATATCCGTTAGATTGTTTATGATCTTTAGAATAAAAACCAGCAACAGACAAATCACAATATCCACTATTAGTAACCGGTGGTCCCGAGGTAAATTCACTCCCTACTTGTATTCCACAAATAAGTTTTCCTTGCCACAGAGCTATCTTATAAGGCCATCCTCCAAGAGCATAATTTGTGCCTGAACTAGCAAATGTGGCATTTGTTTTTGAATATATACAGTCGTTTGTAAACTGCCATCCACCTATTGAGCCTATACCATTTCCATCTAAAGTAAAATTGGTACTATTTACAACAAGCCTGTTAGAATTAAGTGTAATCTGCTCTGATGACTGATTTATCTCACTACATACCCCACCCACAGAAACTTTACTGTCTATCTGATTTTTTGCCCATGTTGTCGTCGTATAGCTGCTCATACCCGCAATTGTTTGATAATTCCCTAGTGTAGCTTTATCGGCTTTCAAACTAAGTTCTGAAGATTTAGCATAATTGTTCATTCCATCCTTGGTTTGATATATTTCTGACACTTTAGCATTTATCTCTTTTGCTGTCTGTTTTAATTCTGAACCTGTTATATAATCGCCATCAATAACTCCGACTTTTGTTTTTATTTCATCAACCGTCTGACTAATCAAAGAAAATTTCTTTTTGTTCTCTTTGTCTTTTTCATAAAATTCTGATTTCAAATTAGTGCTGCTTACATGAAATGCCGACATTTGTACCTTTTCTTCTCTTCCTTCTTCATCCGCTGTTAGACAATATGCCGTCATTGCTCCACCATATTCAAGTTTTATCGCATATATTTCGATGCTTCCTGAATCATCTGCCGGAGTAAATACAGGCTTTCCTTTTTTGCTGTCATATGTAAAATCATATTTCACTCTCGTTGCTTCTGAAAACTCATACACATCCCCAACTTCAAGGCCAACAGGATAATAAACCATTGCTCTGCCTTTTATATATGCTGATAATGTATATACTTTCCCATCTTCCGGCATAAATGAATTATCAATGTATGAATAACTACCTGAAAGTCTGAATATCTTACATTCATAATGTTTATGTTCTCTATCCCACTGTTTTTCACCAACTTCTGAATAATTTCCAACAAATGACCATCCATCTTTCATTGTTTGACTGTCATAATAAAGGTTATATCCAAGATCATCTAAAAGCTGTGATTCAATCCGGTTAAAAGTAACATCTAATGTCTGTCCCGTAGGATCATAATTTATTGCGCTGGACTTTATCGTTTCAGTTCCATTATTTATTTCTTTTATCAAAGACGGAAGATTTATTTTCTTTGCATTTATATTTGCGTTATCATCTACCATCTTGTCATTTATAAGACCATCCCTTATTGCATTTTCAGTAATTCCACCTTCGCCCCAGAGAACATTTCCATTTTCATCATATATTATGATTGTATAGTTGTCGTTTGCATCCTTGCCAATCTGAACTCTTACCTGTTTTCCGTCAGATATTTGCATTGTTGAATCTTTCAACACCATGCAACCGTCTTTAGACTGTATCTGTACATCATCCGTATAGATTTGGCCTGCAGCTATCTTATCAGCAGACAACGATTCAATAAGCGCACTTGTAATAACACCATTGCTCATCTTCGCAACAACAGAATCTGAAAAGTCCGATGTAATTATTGTATTCCTGATTGTGTCAATAATGGCCGAATCCGATGTAAGATTCTTTATATTTCCTACAGCAGCTGTTATATTATCTGTTGTTATTGTCTGAGCAACAATATTTTTTATAATTGCGTCTGTAGCTGTAAGACTGTCTATCTGTGCCACTTTAGCAACCAGGTTATCTGTCGTTATACTTGAGGCCTTTAAATCTTTTATCCATGCCTCTTGCGCCGCCAACTGCTTAGTTACAACGACATTCTGTGTATTGCTTTGGTCTACAATAAGGCTTAATTTTTCACCGGTTACTGCACCAGCTATAGAACCTGATGCTGTAGCCGCCGTCGTATTTCCCACACTGAAGCTGTCATTTGCAGGATTGTCAAGACTTATTGTCTGTTTATTTACCCTTAACATGACACCATCAATACCAAGCAACTTAGCATTAACTTTGTACCAGTTTCCAACCTTGATTTTTTCTTTTGTATTATCAAGAAGATGTGGGTCTATTGCCGATATTGTATAGCTGCTGTATGGCTCAGAATAAGCTTCAATATATTTTTCCGCTTCTTTCAAGAGTTCCTTTGGCTCTTTGATATCCTCATACAATATTGTACGCTGAATTACTCCATACAAATTTTCATTCTTTGAAAGATACTTCTTTCCACTATTTACAGAGGCTATGCTAACCCTTTCAAGATTATCCTCATCAGTATAAACTTTGGTACCAAGTGGAAGTATTCTCGTACAAAGATTACTCATGTCCTGCTCACATGAATAAGATAAAAGATTGTTTCCAATTTCTATTACACTATCACCACATATCTTTCCAATCTTTTTTGAAACTGTCAGCTTGTCCGGTACCGCTTTTCCATCAACAACCTTATAAGAAAGTAAAATCTCCCAGTTGTATTTTGAAATCAATGCTGAAAATTCATCAAATGTCGTTCCTCCGCTTGTTGATAACTCTGCTTTTTCTGTATCTGTAACAGTCTGGTCAAACTCTATTTGAAATGTATGCTGCGGTACACTGCTGTTATGTCTTTTAATAAGTTCCTTTGCCATATCAACAGGTGACATATTAAACGGCTCAATATCTGTACTACTATCCTGAAGGTAAGCAAGATACCCCTCACAAGTAACCTGCTTATAAATAACTCCATTGTTATCCATCAACGGAACAGCCTTTAGAACACGTCCAAAAAACTCTACATCATTATCATCAATACACTGAATTTCAGTAAGACATGGTACCAACATTTCATATCCGGGATTATCCGGATAAATATCACACGACAATGAATCAATACAGTTTAATTCTCTTGATATACTTCCCGACAATTTTCTCTGCATATCATCCGGCTGCATATTATGAATAATTTCATTTTTAACTGTTCTGTTTTCAGTTTTCTTAAAAATTGTAATAGTCCTCATATAGTCTTTTCACCGCCCTCTTTTACTGAGTACATATACGGATCTGCCTTAAATGTAGCAGTAATAATACAAGCTTTTCTCGTTGATGCAGATGCATCAAAGGAACTGATTTTTGCTTTAAAAAACTTCTCAGGCAATGCACTGTCAACAAATCTCACCTTACCAGCCTGAGCATACAGCCAATTTGCGACCTCATTTTTAGACTTCTCAACCTCTAATCTATCTATACACTTTTTCCACATCTTTACTGTGATAGTTCTGTCATCGTAAACTTTCAATCCAAGTAGATCATATACATCAATTGTCGAGTCACGAAACGGAACCGTAGTCTCAGAGCTTCTAAAAGAAGGATATCCTATATCTATACTCTCTACTGTCATTCCCTTGTTAGATGCCCTTATGTCATTAAACGAAAAATCACGCATTTGCTATCCCCCTTCTCGTAAGATTAACCTTTGCCCCCTGTAACATATCCACAGTGTTTAATGCAGCTTTTCCAACCACATTTCCATCCATTTGAATCGTAAGATTTAATTGCTGATTTGATTTTTGTAAACCTGATGCTCCTGAACTTACATCTGGTACCGTTGTTGGAAGGTTTCCGGTAATAATGTCTGCAAGTCCCTGTGTTTCCCTTTGCAATCCCTGTGCAAAACCAAGACCTGTATATGCTCCAAGTTCAGCCATTACTTTTGACGGTGAATGTATTCCAAGGTTTTTCTTAACCTGCTTTACCGTCTGTCCGGTAAGCTTCGCTATAGCCTTATATACATCATTACTTCCTTTTTCTATACCATTCGCAAATCCTTTTGTAACATAAGCACCTATTGATTTCATCTCTTTATTGTAAGTTTTCTTAAGTTTTGCAATCTTAGTCTTATATTTTTTCTCAAGATCTTTCATCTGCTTTTCCGTTGATTTTTTCAAATCTTGATTTTGCGTTACAGCTTCCTTTTGTGCTACAACATTTTTTTGACTATATAACTGCTTATACTCTGCCCATTGCTGGTCATTCATCTTTGTAAGAGTTTCAACATCACCTGCAGAAGTCACACCAAGACCTTCTATTTCTTTCATCATCTCATCTGATGCTCCTCTATTGCGAAGTATCTGCAAATTTGTACGCCATTTTTGAAGTGCATCAACCTGACGTTGTAAATTCACTACAAGACCGTTTTCATCATCCGTTTTTGACAGACTAACATCACTAAAAATACTAAAACTTGATGTGATAGATTCCTTAGTTGACTTCACCTCTTCGTTATATGTATTTTTAAGTTCTTTCAACTCTGATTTAAGAGTTGACATATACTCTTTATAACTTTTTTTATAATTACTTAAATACTCTTTTTTACTATTAACAAAATTATTTCTTGCTTCATAATACTGTTTCAAAGCCTCGGTATGTGCAGATGTCCCTTTTTTCGTTGCCCTAACAACCTTATCCCAATACGTTTTAATAGTCTTTTCATTGTAACCATTGCCATTAGTCTTCAAATCTCTCATTTCAATTTTATTTTGAAGATTTGTAACAAGAGCCTGCTGTTTTTTCTCAAAAGCCTTTCTCTGTGCCTTAAGCTTTTTCTGACGCTCTTTCTGCTCTTTTTCCAGCTTTTTTTGATATGCTGCTCTCTGCTTTTCAAGACTTTTCCTCTGTTTTTCACCATTGTTAGTCACCTTATTTCTTGCAGCATAATATTTCTGCAATGCTCTTGTATGCGCAGTAGTCCCGGCATATGTAGCATTAACTACAGCTTTCCACCACTTTGCAATCGTAACATCACTATAACCTTTTCCATTTGTTTTCAGGTCTTTATTCTTTATTTTATCTGACAATTCTTTTACAAGAATATTTCCAAGTTGTTCAGCAGATTTTCCAACATTTTTGGAACTTGATTCAATACCCTGTATCAAACCATCAACTGTATATTCACCAGACTTTTTAAAGACTCTTGAAGGTGAATGAATATCAAGTTTCTTTTTAAAAGCCTTATCAGCAGCATCACCTAAATTCTCATAAGCTTTAACAACCTCAGCTTTCTTTTTCTCCACTCCGGCAAGCAGACCATCAACACTATTCACTCCGGCATCTTTCATAAGTTTTGTTATCTTATTATTAGCCCTCTGTATAGCATCTAATGAATTTTGTCCACCCTTTTCAAAACTTCTCTTCATCCCAGAAGAAATATTTATACCAACCTTATTAAGCTTTTTCTGCATATTGTCGGCACGCTTCTGAATCTGTTTGTTTATAGCTTCATACGCAACCGTAGGATCATTCGGACTTCCATTTATTCCCTTGGTTATTTCCTCCGGAATATACGCACCCTGTTTTCTTGCATTAGTAGCAAGTTCCATCAATTTTTTGTTTATAGCAGTATTTAATGTGACTAATGCCGTCTCAGGTGATTTACTTCCACTTTTTAAACCTGCCGCAAGTCCCGCCGGTATTTTTGTACCTGTTTTTTTTGCAATACTTACAGAATTATTGAAAGCTCTCTTTGTGGCATCATCAACTTTTAATCCTGAGCCACTCATCTGAGCAACGGCAGTATCAAATGCTTTTCCAAGATTTTTAAATTCTCTCGCCGTTTTCTTTGCAGCATTGCCTGAAGCATTTGTTTTTTTCTTTTGATTATCAGTTGCCTTACTATACTTTTCAATGTACTTCTGTGCTTTATTGACATTTGAATTACAATCTTTAATTATTTTTTCCTGTTCTTTTATTGTTTTATTTAATTCAGAAGACGTTTTTTTATGTCTTTCCTTTTCTTCTGCATATTTGCTTAATGCTTCTTGTGCCTTTTGATATGTTTCACTGTAATTTTCATTGTAATTCATATTTCCAGCATTAGCCTTATACTCTTTTTCTAATGCCTTCTGTGCTGACTCTGCTTTTTTCTCTGCATCAGTTAATCTCTTTTTTGATTCTGCACGTTTCTGCGTTGCCTCCGCAAGTGCCATTTCAGCCTCATACTGCTGTTTATATTGCTCCTTTATATCAGTCTCAGCAGCCTGTGTCATATAAAGTTTTTTATAATTACTTATTTTAGCTGTTATCTGCTTATTAGATAATTTAAGTTTTCCTGTTTCTTCATCATAAGCATTGGCAAGCTCCGGAATTTGCTGAGATAATGAATTTACTATTGCTTTCATCTCAGATTTTTGAGCAGTGTTTTTATGTTCAATATTATTAAGTTCTTTCAGTCTTTCTGACTGCTTATCCACTGCCGCTACTTCTGACTCAGCAGATGAAAAACTGTCTTTTGCTGCCTTCACATTTTCCTTTATAGCCTTTGTCTTATCATTCAGCTTATCAATTTCTTTCTGATCTGCCTGAGCCGCTTTTTCAGTTTCACTTGTAGACTTTTTAGTCTGCATGGCAAATGTGACTATTCCGGCAGTAAGTGTAGCAAGTGCTGTTGCCGCTAACAAAATAGGATTAGCCATAAGTGCTGCACCAAAAGCTGTAATTAGCGGAGTTACGGTCTTTACCACTGTAACGCCAACAAATGCTGTTGTTAATGCCCCTAACGATGCTGTAAGCGAAACAACCGCCTTCACTACATCCGGATTTTTCTCAACAAATTCCATAGCCCACGAAATTGCTTTCTGACCATGCTGGTACATTCCGTCAAGAGACTCATTAAGCTGTGTTCCGATAGCAATCTTTAAATTCTCAATGCCGTTTAACATCTTTTGTTTAGCTGTCTCTGATGTATCAGTCATCTTTTTATAAGCCTCATCAGCCGCACCGGTACTATTCGTCACCTTTTTCAGAGTATTGTTATAATCCTCTGTTCCTGTCTTTAAAAGAACTGTTGCTGCAGTTGCAGCTTCCTGACGGCTGAAAAGATTTGAAAATGCTGTTGCATCACCGCCAACGCTGTCACTTAATATCTGAATAACATCACCAAGCGATTTTCCCTCTGACATTAACTCTGCAAATGATTTGCCGGTTTCTGTCTGTAATGTCAATGCGACCTTTTGTCCCTGTTTTGATAGTTCTTTCATAAGAGACTTAATATACGTCGTAGACTCACTTGTTTCAATACCTCTTTTAGTAAGCTGTATATATGCCGTTCCCAAGTCCTGCAATGAAACGCCATAATTAGCCGCATTGGTAGCAACTTTACCAATACTTGATGCCAGCTCATTAACCGATGTTTTACCTAAGTTCTGTACTGTCAGGAATACATCTGATACCTCAGACGCATCTTTAACCTTATTTCCATAAGAATTAAGAACCGTTGTAAGACCATCAATTGCCGTTGTACTGTCTGTAAATCCACCTTTTGCAAGTTTAGTGGCTTCACCTACTGTTTCCACCGCCTTTGATGTATCAACACTCGCTGATATAGCCTGATATGTTGACTCAGCTATATCCGTCACCGCCGTTCCTGTCTGTGTAGACAGGTCAAGCATCTCCTTATTAAGTGTTCCCATCGACTTTTTCGATGTATCAGCAATCGTACTAACCTTTGCTGAAGCTGTTTCAAACTTCTCAGCACTCTCAGAACACTCATACAATGATTTTGCTATGTCCTCGACCTTTTCTTTTATTCCTGACGCAACAATCTGGTCTGCAAGATTATTAAAAGCCTGTCTGTTACTTTCTCCAAGCTGTTCAACACTAACCCTTACTTCCCTGACTGATTTTCCATACTGGTCTATTGATGTTGCACAGCCATTTGCCGAGTTTTTAGCCTCTTTCATATACTTATCATTTGTATTCAAGGCTCTGCTTGCCCTAATAGTCTCAGCTTCCGCAGTGTTTAACTTCTTATTCCAGTCCTGTACTCTATTTCCGGCAGCTTCATAATTTCTCTCGCCTTTTTTTATTGCCTCTGCAAGTTCATCAATGGTTTTCTGCTGTTTATCAAGTTCCGCATCCGTGGCTGTTCCAGATTTCTTCATTTCAGCCATTTCAGCCTGTGCGTTTTTATATTCTGCCCTTAACTTTTCAAGACCGTCTGCAACTTTTTTCTGCGACTCAGCACTATGCACATAACCGGCTTTTGTTGCATCGAGTTTACTTCTCTGTCCCTGAAGCACCTGAGAAAGAACTTTATGCTTTGCCTGAAGTGCTTCAAGACTGTTCGCATTTTCGGCATACTTCTCTTTAACAAGACTAAGCTCTGATTTCATTCCCCTAAGCTGTCTATTACAATCCGTAACCGCTGCTTTAAACTCTTTCTCACCTTCAAGCACTATTGAAGCACCAATTTTATTTTTATTCGCCATCTTATCACTCCCAAAACCTAAAAGTTAATGATTTCTTCTCTTTCCTCTGCACTGGTTATCATCCTCTCATAGGTATTTGCTGAACCTCCTGCAAACATATTGCAGATTGAAGATGCAAGCATACTCATTTCAAGGTCAAATACATTCTTATATTCATAGTACAGATCAGAAAATTCCCCGATTGACAGAAAATTACATTCTGTCTCAGAGCATCCCAGTTTTGTCTTTGCAATCAACTTATACCAGACGAAATTTATTCTCCCTCCGTCTGGCTCTCCGAGTTTTTTTCATCGTTCTCATTTTCCGGAAACATTGAGCCTGCATATGTGGTAAAAATTTCTGTTGCAAGTTTTGCCGGATTAGAAACCGCATACACAATCTTTTTATCAGGAGCTTTCTTCCCTGTAGCCTCTGCCCCTTCCTCAAGGAAAAGCATTGTAGTATCAAGCAGCACCTGATAATCAATTTCATCCAAATAGTTTTCACTTTTCTCAGTATCTTCACTTCGTGAAAATATCTTATTTTCAAACTCTTTCAGACTTCCATACCGTTTCTGAAGCTGTGCAAGTGCTCTTATTCCACAACAAGACGGATAAGTCTTCCCATCAATGCTCAGATTAAATATCCTCATAACCTCACCATCCTCTCACATCAAAATATGCCGCACTGCTATAGCAATGCAGCATACAACTTTCTTTCAAAAAAATAAAACTACTCCGCTGTCGGTGTAAATAATGCTTTAAGAGCAGCTACGGCATCAGTCTCAGACTCAACAACAGCCGTTCTTCTGTAAAGTCCTGTCTGCTCATCAGGATAAATAGTACCTACAACAGAGGGCGTTGTATATTCCAACTTTTCCTCTTTAGTCTTTGCATCAACAGAATACGGTGCAAATTTAACTTTCGGATAAAAAACAACTTTATACTTTCCACCATTTTTCTTACTGATATAACCAAATCCTACCGCTATAGGCTCATCATTGCTTGTAGCATCATATACATCAACTGTTTTCGAGTCTCCACCACTTAATGCAATGCTGTTTTTCTTCTGTCCAAGAAGCGGACCAAATATAGCAGGATCATCATCATCAATACCAAGCGTTATATCACCACCTGTTACTGAGCTGTCGCTGTCCTGCAATACATCGTCAGCATAAAGTTTCGCATCGTTCGAGTTCAAGTTTTCCTTGAACTCAATCGCTCCCGCAAGTTTGGATGGTGCTTTGTACTTACCATCCTTTAACTCACCATGTAAAAATGATTTTAAACCTACCTGTGCCATTTAAACCTCGCTTTCCGCTATGTTTGTCTCATAGCATATGTGTCTTTTTTTTACATCTCTCTCAACAGTATTTAAGGCAACTTTTGGATAAGAAAAACCGCTTAAAAATAAAGCGGTTTTAATAGCCTTTTGCATATTGAGATAATTTTTATTTAAAGGTACAAAAAGATGTACCTGAAAATACATTTCATTCACAGCCGGGTTATCATCTGCAAATCCGCCCGGCTTTTCTGCTGCCACATTGTAAACAATGTATGTGTCTGCATTTCCGTCATAAACATCCATAGCAACCTCTGTGCATACGGATTTCAAGGCAGTTTTCAAATCACCAAGAACACTCATTTTTCCTCCATCAACCACATAAAAATTTATTTATAACATTCATATTGTATTCTCCTATCCTGCTACCATAATCTTATCTAAAATCTTTCGTCTAATTGCATCCACGCCCTTTTGATATACAAGAGTTTTAATTGATACCTGTGGCTCACCATTCTTCATATACTTCTGCTCAATAACTCTAAACCAGCCACAATCAACATATCTCTGATAAGGAACATTAAACCTGTCTAAAATGCCCTCATTTCTTAAAAACTCAAAAAGATTATTTCTTCCATATCCCTTAATCGAAAGAACTTTCGCAACCTCATTCATGGATATAGCTGTTTTGCTGTCGGCTACTGCATCAAAAAACTCTGCCTTTGGTTTCAACTCCTCAATCTGCTTGTCTTTCTGTTCAAGCATTTTCTGAGCCTCGATAACCGCAAGTGCAATCAAATTATTTCCGCTTGGAAGCTGTGTCTGAATAACATCTTCCATCTCATGAAATCTGTTTATGTACTTTGCTGTAAACTCTGTACCTTTTATACCAGTCAGTTTATGTGCTATAAACTCGCAACCTTTCTTTGTGACAAGATAACAAGGTTTCTGCCTGTTAGACTTGTCTGTATACTGACTTTCTGTGAAAAAATCGGTGTGGGAAATCTTTCCCTCACCTAACTGCTGAACATATCTACGAATATCTTTCAGCAAGTCATTATGCTGTTTTCCTACCATCTCTGCCACTTCTCTACTATCAATATATTTCTGTTCTACTATTCCTGAATTATTCATATTCTTTTCTCCTATCCTGTTGATTTTTTCCTCGGAGTATCTTATACTTTCATTACAAGATACTTTCTTGTTGTTTAAAGACAATTCCAATGCTTTGCAGGCTGAATGAATTGTCTTTTTTCTTTTTTCACTTGCTATCCTTACAAGAATATTCAAAAAGACTTTTATTTTTTTCGTCTCATCAATATCCTCTACATATGTAACAAATTGCACAAAACTTTTCTCTGACAATCCAACTAAATTTTCCAACATCTCAAATGCCATAATCTCGTTTTTAACCATCTTTAATTCCTCCTTGTTTGTTTTATTATAGTTTTGTTATACACTATAGCAAAACATTTGTCAACACTATTTTAAATATTATGACACTTAGTTGAATATTTTTATATTTTATAGTATAATTGCACTTACAAGGAGGTGTTTATCATGAGCAACCCTATTCGTAACGAAATAAAGTCTTACATCGCAAAAAGCGGCATGACTTTAACGGAAATAATTGCTGAATATAACAAAACCCATGAACCAACAACCACACAAAACATTTCAAACAAATTAACTCGTGGGACAATAAAGTATAGCGAGTGTCTTGCATTGGCTGAAATCATGGGGTATGAGATTGCATGGGTTAAGAGGAGTTGACACTCCTCTATTTTTTATTTTCACAGCATCCTGTTAAAAACTTCCTGCATTTTCTCTAAAACCTTGTCCTCACTGCTATTCACAGCAGACTGCATAAAAGGTCTTGCCGGCTGATGACTGTTGCCGTATTCAAGTGCAAGTGCTTTCTGATAATTTCTAAATGGCTCAACTTTTCCATTTTCACGGGTGTAAGTAGATTTTGTTGAAGCCCCCTCCGCTGTCAGATAGCCGATGTATACACCATTTACAGTTTTCTTTGTCTTACGTTTAATAGAACTTATAAGTTCACCTGTATCCCTGTGTGGCTGCAACTCACTTTTGACCGAACTTTCATAAATCGGCAATGCCTCATCTATCATCTTTGGAGCTGCCTCATCAAATATATTTAAAACATCATCAAACATATTATCCGGGAAATCAAAATCAAATACTGCCATTATTCTACCTCACTGCATGACAATTCAATGTAATACTCGTCTGTACGGTATGTTCTTTCTACCTTGTACAATTTTTCATCATATTTCACATTATTTTGTCCTGAATAATCATCAAAAGCTACTTTAAAGACTTGCACAACCTTTTTATTATTTCTCAAAGCATTATAAAACTCACTCTGTCTTACCGACTTGACAGCACAAAAAACTTCCAGTTCCTCTCCGGGTACTTCCACCTCAAAACCATCCTCATCTTCTTCCTTTTCCCCTTCACTTATAAGAAAAAGAATATCATTCAGTGCTTCCATTTGTGTATTCACCCCCAAGCGAAAGAAAATCACGAAGTCCTTCAAATGCTTTCTCAAATCGTTCAGCCTGATTATCAAAGTTAAACTGCCACTTACAATACAATTCGCAAGCCTTAAATATAAGCATATCCTGTGTATCAGCACACGCTTTTTCTTCTGATATGCCTACTCCTCTGAGCAGAAGCAGACATATCTCAATATTGCTTTCAATCTCATCATCAAGGGAACTGTGCTTTATTCTCAGGCTCTTTTTGATTTTCTCTCCAAAATCCGTCAAGTATCACACCCCCTTGACTGCTTTTCTCTGGGCTTCAAGAAAACTCTCTATAATAAGACTTTTCACATTACCGCTAACACTATAGCCCTGTTCATCAGCAAGAGCCTTTATGTCCGATATAGTCATCTCCTCAAGCTCCTGCTCTGTATATGTTGAAATTGTGTTAGGGACTATAAGTTTTTTTGAATGACCTCAACAAGCGAATTGTTGTCAACGACCTTTCCATCTGACATCATAATAGCCTTTGTCATCTGGTCGTCTGTTTCATGATCTTCATAACGCTTAACCGTTACATTAAGATTAGTATTAAGCATATAGTCCTCCATACGGAACATAAAAGCTACTACCGTATCTGCTGAAACAGTTGAAGAAAAATCTGACATATACTCAGATGACACAAAGTTTACAGGTCTGCCAAGTATTCTGTACTCAGGCTTTCCGGAAACTCCGGCATTAACACGGGCAATAGGCTGGCCGCTTGTATCTGTCATAGCTGCAATCTGATTAAAGTATGTACTCTTAGTCATATACCATTCAGCAGACTCATAAGCAGCCGGAAGTTTTCCCTCTGCATCACATAAGTTTTTAAATGTAATATCCTTACCCTTTGCAATTTCAACTTTCTGCCCCTCTACTACTTCAACGGCATCTGACAAAATACCCTCAGGCTGATTTGCAGATGCACCCTCTCCTGCAATAATAGCCTTTTCTAATGCCTTAACCATTGCCTCTGCGATATTGCTTGTAAGAGTTCTCTCAAACACATCAAGCGTTACGGTATCAACAGCGATTGAAACCGCAACAACACACTTTAACTTGAAATAACTGAAAGTGATAGAGCCAAGTGTTTTCTTCTGCTTATCTGTCTTTCCTCTTTCAGTAGTCCATGTTGCAACAGGTTTCGCAGCCGAAGTAGGGACTGTCGCACCGCCTTTGTAAAAGGTTCTTGTAACCTTGTTAAGTATGTCACCTGTCTTTTCCATTTTCTCAACAATTTTATTAAGAATTGTATTCGGAATAACTGCACCCGTATCTGAAGTAGTTGTAACTCCATCACTATTCGTAAGATTTGCCGCCATCTTCTCACCATGCAGCACATAGTTCATAAATGCAGAACGATACTCGATACTGTTTGTAGGGTCTTCTTTGACAACGCTGCCTACAGAATCAACAATTCCATCTTTAGCACCTGCATGAGCCGCATTATTGAGTACATTTGGCACTTTAACAGCACCTTTCATTGATTCAACATTAGCTTTCGCCTCTGTGTACTGTGTGTACTCATCGTCAAGAGTTTCAACATCCTCCAGCTTTGCCTTATACTCGTCCATTTTGCCATCATCAAGAAGCTGTGTAGCTTCATCGAGCATCTGATTACGATAATCTGCATAATCCTGTCTGCTTTTAAAATTTTTGATTACATTCATAAATTTCATGTTTAAATTTCCCCTTTCATTCTTAAAATTTTGATTTTTTCCTTAGCAACAAAAAAAGCCTCACTTGATTTATCAGCAAGACTTCCTGTTTCTGATTTTTTGATAAGATTTCTTATCTTCGCTTTTGTTTCATCCGGTATGATTCCACCAAATGCATTATTTATGCTAAACGGCATATTGCCGTTTCTGCCTGTTTCTATCAGTTCATCGACAAAACCATATTTCATAGCCGTTTTTACATCAAACCATGACTCTCTATCCATCAGGTCAAGCAGTTCTTTTTCGCTCCTGCCTGTTTTCTGCTGATAAATAGCTGATATAGCTCTGTTTGCCGTCTGTAATATCTGTGACTGCTTATCCATATCATGATAATCACCACTAGCACCGCTTGAAACATTATGAATCATATACATGGCGGTTGGAAACGCTCTCACATGACCTGTTGCACACGCCACGATACTTGCCGCACTACAGCAGGACCCGCTTATATCTGCCTGAATATTACCTTTATACTGACTGATACTATAAGACATATCCGAGCCTGCAAACACATCACCGCCACCGCTGTTAATAACGATAGTTACATCATCACCATTTGCATCCTCAAGCTGTTTATCAATATCTTTCGGACAAAAAGCGTCATAACCAAACCAATCATATATCCACTTATCATCATTGTTTACAATAGTTCCTTTTGCATCAATCTTCACCATCACTTCCACCTCCCTCTTTCAGCTTTCCGGTATCTTTTCTGAGCAGTGCAACATCTCCACCCGGAACAGGTGCAAGATTAAGGTACTGTCTGACCTCATTTATAGTCATTATTCCTCTGTCAACAAATGAAGTAAGCTGCAGTTTTGTACTCATACTTGCAAAAGTAAGATTGCTACTCTCAAATATAATTTTATTTCCAAAATTTCTCTGCTTTCTTGAAAACAATTTCCTTGTATATTCATTTGCCATCTGACATATGACCGGCTCTATCGCAGCCTCGTAGTATGAAATCCACTCATCCTCGTCATAATTTGAATGAACAATCTTATCATTTGTATTAAAAAAGCCATACACTCTCTGTATGGTTCTGTCAGTCTGTGCCGCATTGGGTACATAATCATTAGGTTTTATCTGCTGTGCCTCCGCCTTAGAATCAACTGCTGCCACTCCAAACGATTTTGAAGCTGTATTTAAGTAATTCTCAGCAAATTGTCTTGCCTGCTCTTGTGTATCTTCAGGTCTTAACGATGTTGAACTAAATTTGAGCAGCCACCTTATTACAGCACCATTCTTAACAGCCTTGATAATCCCCTGGTCTGATGTAGTCACAACATTCATAAGTTCTAACAGTGCTTTTCCCGGCGGTTCACCAAAAATATCATTATCGCAGTAATCTTCACGCAAATGAATAATATCCGTGTACGGTATTTCCATCCACTTGCCATTTTGAAAATAAAATTTAAGATAAAGCACCTGATTATAATATTTTGCATCAACAGATGCAGCCGGTATCGGATATAAACCGCAGGGCAGACCAAAATCATCCCTTATTATCAAAATAAAAGCATTATGATTAAGTGCAAGCTGATTTGCAACTTTCTCCTGCAGCATCTGCCCGGACATATACTCGTTAGGTTCTTCCAAAAGATTTTTTATGTATGGCATGGGATTTATAGCAATATCCTTTGAACCATCTTCATTAAATGTTTCCCGGATATGCTTTGCCACCGCCTTACCTATAGCCTTTGTTTTGGGTCTTATACAGGAACGCACTATATCAGACTGATACAGCTTACCATTCCACGCATAAAATCCATTTCCGACATCAGTAATCATTTGGAAAGAGCTTTTCTTACTTATATTTTTAAATCTACTAAAAATTCCCACAATTTCTCCCTTCCAAAAATTTATATAAGAGACAGATATTCTTCAAGGTGATTTTCAAGCATAACATATGCATCCAGCAGACCGGCAAGGCCATCAATTCTCCTTGTAGGACTTGTACCCTTGCAAGGCTGAATATTATTATTTTTATCAATATCAACAGATGTATTGCATATGCACCATTTAAGCACCGGATTGTTGTTGTAAATAATTCTTTTTGCTTTAAGATCAGCACCCAATGATTTCATTGGAGAAGATAAAGTTTTCTTTCCCTGTGCCACCGGCTCCATAACACTACGACCAAATGTATCGTTCATTTCCTCAACAAAATATGTTGCACTCCATGCATCATAGCCATCCTTGAAAAGATAAATATCTTTTTCAAGTTGCATTTCTTTAAACCACTCGACCACATACTTGTAATGTATTTTATTTCCGGGACTGGTTCTCATCCAGCCCTGTTCAATCCATAAATCATAAGGAATTTTATCTTCTTTTACTCGTTGCTCCACCAAATCTTCCGGAATCCAGTACATCTGCTCAACATAGATATTATCATCACCCGGCACCATGAAAAGCATTGTTGCATTTGTCAGGTCATTGGTTGATGACAGGTCGCAGCCACCTATTCCATACCTTGGTTTAAGCTCTGCTATATCAAATGTTGCATGATTATCAATATCCTCAAAATTAAGCCAGCTCTCTGATGATGTCTCTCTGATATTAAACTCTTTGCAAACAAGGTTCTTTACAAGAAGCGGATTTTCCTGAGCTTTTCTTACTTTATCTCTCAGTGTATCTTTATTCTTGATGGTTCCCAAGCCGGGGTTTGCCTTAATCCAGCACTCTTCCTGAACCCATTCCTTACGGCTGTCAAGCTCATAAATAAACGGGAACAGATGTGGGTCTTTATAACCATTATCATCAAAAAGACCATTGATAACTCTCTCAGCTTCATCATACTTCTGGTCGTAAATATCTTCCCTGATAGTGCCTGCCGTAGATGTGATATAGATAAGTGGCTGGTCTCTCGCTGTCACACCGTCTGCCATAATGTCATACAATGCTTTGCCATTCTTCCACTGATGAATTTCATCCATCATACAGCCATGAACATTCAGACCGTCAAGACTATCTTTGTCAGATGCAAGTGGTCTATACACACCATTATTAAACTCCTCACTGGACAGCTTTGACACAAGCGGCTTTATCCTTTTGCGAAGTGCCGCCGATTTAAGCACCATTCTCTTTGCTTCTTCCCAAATGATATTTGCCTGTTCTCTCTTAGTCGCAACAGCATATATCTCCGCTCCCGGCTCTCCATCCGCAATAAGAAGATACAGACCAACGATAGACGCAAGCAGTGATTTACCATTTTTTTTACCAACGATAAAAATTGACTCTCTGCACTGTCTGTTTCCCTTATCATCAATAAAACCAAACACTGCTGCCAAATGTGCCTGCTCCCACAATTCTAAACGAACATCATTTGTCGTTCCCTTTTTATGTTTTGACAATTTACAATAGTTTTCCGCAAACTCTAAAACATGATTTGCTCTCTTTGCCGAGTAATGATATTCATCCGGATTTTTAATATGCCATGCAAGATACTTGTACCATCTGTATATCTTATTTGATACTTTAATCTCACCTTTTTCAATCCTGTCAAAATACTCAAGGATAGGATTGTAATCTAAACAATATCTTCTCATACATCCTCACGCCCTCCAACAAACTCATCAAAGCCATCGTCTTTCTCTACAACCTCAACGGCTTTCGTTTTCGGAAGACAATCCTGCAATATCTTCATTGCCTGGGTCTGTTTCTGAGAAAACTGTAAATAAAGCTGTGCATCAGGACTCTGTTTAGTTCCGTATTGATTTTCGCCATTCTTGTATTCCACTGTAGTTCCGTCACGAATGATATTTTCCCTGAGGTCCTGCATCGTGATACTCATAAAAGCAACATCATCAATAGTAGCAAAGACAAGTTTCTTTTTGTTCTCGTCAATCTCCTTAAACAACCGCTTCAATCTTGCAACTTCTTTTTTCACCCGCTTTTGTTTGTCTAAATACTGCGAAATACTGTCTGCTTTTTCATCCCTCCGCATTGCTTCCTCTTCAATTTCTTCCGGTGTTACCACTCTATTCTCACCTCCTGATACCACACCCCCCTTGTGAAATGACCTGCGTTTCAAATCAATCTGGGCTACCGGTGTTTTTAAAACGCCCCAAACGCCAATAAACAGGGGGGGTTAGAGCTTTGCTATCGGCTGTCCGTTCTCATCGAACATGACAAGCAAGCCCTGTCTCTTGTTATTAACTCCATGCCCATCGAACTTATCATGACAATCCTTACAGACATACTCTAAATTGCCATGATTTAAAGTAATATCAGGATTTAATATGTTCTCAGGTGTAATGTGTGTACGATGATGTACGATATATCCAAGCTGTTTACCACATTCCTGACACATACCTCCATCGACCGCAATCCTCTCACTTATAAAAGACCTCTTACAGTCTTTCCATGCTTTGCTGTGATAAAATTTGTACGCATATTCCTTTGCCATCTCTCAACCTCACTCATTTGACATATCTTTATATTTTGTCAAATCATATTTATCTGTATTCTTTCATTAGAGTGCAACAAAATTATTTACTCCCATTTGACACACCTTTAATATGTCAAATACCGCATATAATAAAAAAAGAAGCTACCTTTTTCGCTTCTTAAATGATAAATTTTTTATTGCTTTGTCCTTATTATCCTGATTTATTCCAATATATCTGAGTGTAATTGATATATCTGAATGGTTAAGTATCTCCTTTATCGTCACTGCATCATGCGTCTGCTGGTACATATGATACCCAAATGTCTTTCTAAGAGTATGCGTTCCTATCTTATCAATATCAAATTGTCTGCCTGCTTCAGATAGAATGTTGTAAGCCTGCTGTCTGGTAATCGGTCTGTTACCTCTTGGAGACTTAAACAGATACTCATAGTCATCCTTGCCATATATATAATCTTTTATGACAGGCTTAAGCTCTGCATTGATAGGAAACCTTTTCTCCTTCCCAGTCTTTTTCTCCCTGATATAAACAGCATCTTTATCTCTGACATCACGCACACGAAACTTTAAAATATCAGATATTCTAAGTCCCGTGTATATACCAAACATAAACATCATATAATCTCTATCGCTCTTACCCTTTAGGTATTCAGCAATATCCATCACAACATCTAAATCTCTGATAGGCTCAACAGTATTCAACCAACCACCTCCCAACAGTACAATAACCGTTATAAGTGTAGAAAAAAAGGAGAAGATATGCATCCTCTCCTTAATCAAAACTACTGTTCCTACTCTTGCGATATTAGCATTATATCACAGATTTGCTTCGTGTGATTCTCATTTTTTTGAAATTTAATAAATTTTTTTATTTCTGCTCATCTATAAACTCACGCATCATTTTGGAAATCTGTGCTGCCTGACTCACTCCCGCTTTCTCACAGGCTTCCTTAAATTCGTCAGCTAACTCTCTTTTTAACTTAAATCCTTTTGTCATATATCCGGCTTTTTTCTGCCACTTGTCAGTCGCCTTTGTCTGTGCTGTTGGCATCATATCACCTCTTTACTTTTTTTTATTTTCCTGCTATTATTTTTATACCAAGGACAGATAGCAGGAAGTTGTAGGTCTGCCCTCGGTTTGGATTGTATAAGCTCTACTTTTTAAGTAGGGCTTTTACTTTTTCCTTTGCGTCTTGCAAGTCTTTGCTTTCTTCCAAGATTGCTAAGATTTTTCTTGTTTGATTTTCCTCTGCTGTATCTTTTAATAATTCCGCTAAGTTCATTTCTTCGTTCTCCATTTCTATCTCCTTTCCTGCCATTCCCTTGCTACAATTATATTATACTATAAGGTTACCCTTATGTCAATAGTTTTTTTTATTTATTTTGTTTTTTTTAAAAAGACGGTCTTTCGACCGCCTAGATTAACTTTACCTTTTGCATTGTAAAAATAATAACATAGTTAATAGTACAAGTACAGCACGGAAATAGCACACTTCATACTGTTGAAACCAATAGTTACATTTCATTATCTTGATACTCCTAATCTTGCCATCAATGCCTCCTGCAACACCTTAGAAACATTGATATGTGATTTTTCTGCTTCCTGATTTAACCAATTTGGTAATGTTACATTTTAATGATTTATATTTTATTGTAACATCTCATTTATACATGAGATAAGAAACTTTCTTGCTTCATCATGATTTATATTTTTTTCCTTTGAAACAGACTCCGTTACAGCCTCAAATATATATACCAACATTGATATTTTATTCAGCAAACTTCCTGTTATAACAATTTTTATCTTACTCTTTATACTTTTACAAATTACAATTCCCATGTTATTTCTCCTTAATCTTTGATATAATATGTTAAAATATTTATGAAAGGTTGTGTTATTATGACAAATGAAACTAATCCTATTATTTCAGGTATTGGCAAAGCAATAGAAAAAAATCCACAAATATATGATGATGCATTAAAACCCACTGCTTCAATCATTCATTCTTAGTTTTTACCTTTACTACTCACCTCTCATATATCTTCATTTTGTCACAACATATTCCATTATCCTCGGCATCTTCTCTCTGCAAACCGCTCTAATAACCATAATCGCTTGTTTAATGCCGTCACAAAAGCGGTCATTATATTCCGCATCAAAGTACGGTGCAATCTCTTCCACATATTCATCAAAGTTTGCATAAGAGTATTCCTGTTCATCCTCAAGTTGTTTTATCAAATCGACAATTCCACCAATTAAACAGTTAAAACAACTATCATATAAACCACACTTTTCTTCCTGCTCATCGCAAAACGCTTCTTTTGACTCCTTTATATCGTCCAGTCTGCCTAACAGCTTACACTCAAAGCTCTTTATATGCTCTCGCCGTTCTGCCTCCTGCCTTTTTGCTTCTGCCTCAATCAACTGTATAATTTCTCTCTGTCCCTGCACTGCTGCACAATCTTTCTGGTCTGGGTGCTGCTTTAAAAATGTATCAATCCTGTTTTCAAAAACTTTTATAAGTATTTTTTCATCAATCACTCTTCTGTTCCTTCCTTAACTCTCACCATAATTCTGTTTTCCGGGAATGTATGCGTACATTTAACATACTTGTTTTTATTGGCATCCAAATCGGCTTCATCAATGCTTATAAACTTTCCCTGTGTATCTGCAAAGACCATATGTGGCTGCTGTATAACATCAATAACCACGCTCTCAAGATATTTTAATTTCAGTGCAATCCTGTTCTTTTCTCTCACCGCATCCCCTTTTTCTTCACGAAGTCTTGTTTCTACCGCCTTGAGCTGTTCCACATTTATTTCCAAGTTTTTCACATAATCAAACTTTTTTATAATCTTAATTAACAATTTATTAAACATATCAACATCCTCCAATTTTCTTTGTTTCAGCTTATTTTTGCTCTTTCCTCTCTATCCTTTTCCGTCTGTAAAAAAATCATATACTGGCCATATGAAAGTCCAAGTTTCTTTGCTTTGTCATTAAAGCTTGCAAGCTCTCCCATATGCTTTTCTTTTTTCTTTTCCTCCACTCTTTTTGCCTTTTTCTGTGTTTTTCTTTTTTTATACATCTGTGCATGTCTTTTTTTACGCTCATACTCACGACATTCAACGGAACAATAATGCTGATTTCTCGCATTAACAGTAAATTGCTTTCCACATCCTATACATTTACTTTTTTTCTTTGTCTGTTTCATTCCTGCTCCTTTCCGGGAGCTGCACCACACTCCCAGCTTTATTTGTGATGTTAATTTTCCTACAGCTATTCACAGCTATATTTAAAAGTGCATTTAAAACTTTTTTGCTGTCAAAATTATTATTTGTCTACTTCATCTAATAACCACTGAATTTTGCATTCAACACATACATCTCTACAATACTTTTTACCTTGAACACACAACGCCCGCTCATCTCTTCCAGTATAAGGACAATCTATATGATAATGAACCACTGCTTCTTCTTTTGCACCACCATCATCAATATTTATTCTTTCAAACTCCAAGCCCTCATCTTCCATGATATCCATTAAAATATTTATTAAAAAATTTATATTCTTCATTTGAAATCACCTCACTAAATTTCTTGCTTGTCGGAATCCGACAAATCAGCCACGTTGCAACAAACGCTGTTCAAGCTCATTAATATCTGATGAACTTATATTTCTTTGATTAAATGAATTAAACTGATTTTTCTTTTTAGTTGAATATCCTGACTTTGTATTGCCTGACGGCTTTTGGTCTGCCCGCTCTGTCTTATTCCAATAATCAGCAGTGCTTTTCCAGTTTATTCTCCTGCCATACTTGTCTTTCCAATCAATACGGTCATAATATTCAAAAAACTTCTCAGGATTTATTTTTAAGCTGTTATTTGCAACATAATCTTTTACCTCCTGAAGCGTTGGCACTATAGATAGAGTGTTAGTATATTTACTATTACTTTTACTATGTTTTAAAATGTCTGCATTTTCGTCCAAAATGTCTACATTTTCGTCTAAAATGATTACATTATCTGATAAAAGGGCGACTTTAACTAAGAGGTATGCTCTCTTCATTTTTACAGCTTTTCTTCTTTTGGTTGCAAAAAGAAAATTTTCCTGAATTTCCTCGGAAGTTAAAATTCTATTTTGCTCAAGCTGTTCCAATGAAAAGACACCCCACCTTGCACAGCAGTTCACTATTTCATTTATGCGATTGACCGCCCTGTCACCCCCGCCAAACATTCGTGACGAAAGTGACAACGCTTTCTCTCGCTGCCATTCACAATAATAACCATGTACTCCGTATATCTCCTGAAGTAACGCATATATGACGGCGTGTGCCTTTAACCCACACTCTGCTGTTACAAGTTCAATGTTTTTATCAGCCGCACATTTTACCGGAAAGTAATCAATACCCTCTTTTCGGTTCATGGTGCGTCCTCCTAAATCTAATCAAACAGGCTTATTTTACAAAGGCAAGGAAGACATCCGACCAACTGACACCGTCCGAATAGCCGGCACCTTCCCTTAATTACGGCACATATACTCCCCCTGATTTCTCAGTTAAAAGCATACACACCAAAAAATAAAAAATATATTATATTAACCCATATATTTTCCCTGAATAGTTGAAGTAAAATATACAAGCTAATTACAAAAAATAATAAATATCATGAGGTCCACTTACCTCTACGATGTTTTTCTACTGCCCTGTATTTTCTGGGCATCTCTGAATAAAAACTTTCTTCCTTGAGCTTGTCCAACTTACAGAAAAACTCACTTCTTTTTCTATAAAAAGTTGCCTGACTGCAATGCACATGCTCCCTTTTACAAAGCTGCTGAAAACTCATGTCAGGCGTTGTACAATATCTAATGATCGCACCTGCAAGATCTGCATCAGTCAACCTTGCAGCTTTCTCAATCAAATCAACTTTACTGCTAAGTAAAGCAAGTCTAATGGCCACATCTTCAACTGGAGACTCATTATTATGAGCATGAGGCATCCCATCATAATTTAAACCTGCAATGCCCAATTGACTCTCAATATCTCCTATCTGAGCCTTCCATGAATCATACTGGTAGCAAAAATACTTTAACTCCCGGTATTTAAACCGGTTTAGCCTTTTCAAAGGCTTATCATCTCTCCTCATTACATCTCCCTTTATGTTCTTCAATCGTGTGGCATGGTGCCTCTGTTTCCACTGCACCACTACCACACTTACTGCACTTTTCATTCACTCGTCTGGTACTCCAAACTTTTCTGCCACAATTGTGGCATGTAACTACAAAGAATGGATCACCGGAATGATAATGGTTATCTTTTATCTATTTTGTTCTCCTTTCTCTTGATTTTCACCCGCGCATCTACTATACTTATAGTAAGAGCTGTCACCACAGCCCAAAAAAGAAGGGAGATGAGCAGATGAAAAAGAAACTTTGTTCATTAGCTTTAAGTATTTGCCTTGTAATAGGTTCTATCTCATATACTGATGTACCTGTACAGGCAAAAACTTATGTATACTATGTTCCGGGTTCAAGCTATGCGTATCATCCAAACCGCAATTGCAGAACCCTAAAACGAAGTAAACATGTTAAGAAGATTACACTTAAAAAAGCGAAATCTCTTCACCTTAGGAAATGTAAGGTCTGCCACTAAACTGACTTTACATTTTGAGCTTTGGCACAGGAATACTACTTTCCTGTGCCTTTTTATTACTTTACAACAATCTCGTTTTCATCCTGTTCTCTTGTATATCCAAGCTGTGCCATATAGCTGTCAGCAAACCTTGTAAAGCATTGTTTTCTTATGTACTGCTTCTGCTCCTCTGACAAATCATTAAAATCTACATACCCACCATCTTTAGTTGGCACAAGAATCTTATGCGTTATCTTTTTCTTTTTTGCCATACTTCCCACCTCTTTCACTTTTGTTTAATTCTATGAGAATACTCTGTCCACTTTGCCTGTCTACATCTGCAAAATAGCAGCTATCTGAGCAAGTTTTACATCGCTACTTCCATCATCACACACAACCTTTGCTACAGCCTCAACAAGATACTCCTTGCAAAGCAGTTCATTAAGATGTTCAGCCTCCACTTTAAACATTTTTCTTCTTCTACTCATCGTCTTAATTCTCCTTTTCATAAATTTGCAACAATACGAACATTCAAGTAATAACCAGCTTTTTGCATATTAACAATCCTTTTAACAGCTTCCTCAATCTTATTAAGACTATCCGGAAAACGATTATTTTTACAATTCACTCTCAAATAAAGGTCAATTGCTTTTTCAGGATATTTATTATCTTCCATCAGCTCTCTGACCTTTCCATCATCTAATGTATCAAGTAGAGCTTTGCCTTCTTCAAACTTCCCCTCAGAGAAAAGTTTAAAAACTTTTTCCTCGACCTCATGTCTGTGGTCGATTTCTTTCTGGAGTTCTTTTGTTCTTGCAATCATCTTGTCTAAACGATTATGTTCTTTTGCTTTATCCATCGCTCTCACCTCGCTTCTTGATTTTTGCACCCCATCCCCCTATACTTTTAATACAGGCTATTGCTGTAACCGAGTATCAAAGAAAGGAGAACTTTATATGTTTGATGACTTTTCGCCACCAAATGTTGTCACCAAAGCAAAAATTGGTGATTTTACTCTACATTGTGTTGCTTATAGAAAACTCACAAAATCTGAACTTAAACACTGTGCTTATAAATGGCTTAAACAAAATCATCGTCGTTCTTTTCCTAAAACGGGTTCAGGCAAAATCATTACAATTTACGGACATGATATTGAATAA